AGAAGGGATGGTGTCTACGGCCATTCAAAACAGCCGTCTTCGACATAGCTGGAGGTTTTCCGACAAAGCATATATCGGAAACTTAGCTATTCGATTCCGGGAGGAGTTTGCAAAGCGAGCGCTCGACAGTATCCCTCCTGGCGAGTTTAGCGACCACACATTTAGGGATGCCTTGAGGGAGCAAGCCAAGCCGGGGAATGTCCAGGAAATTGTGGACTTCCTAGTCGCAGACGATATTGAGCCGAGAGACCCGAACGCCGATGTTATCGGCCTGCTTCGCAATGCAGATGTTCTCGTATTCTTGGACCGAAAATTTGAGGACGAAGAAGTATGGAATACCGATGGCCGGATGAGCTTTGAAGAGCAACGATTCTACAACTCTATGCTGGGCTGGGTCACGGAGTACCGTGGGGCCAACCCCGATGCCGTGCCTCCCCAAATGGTAAGCGACTTTATCAAGGATGACGGCGGCTTTGAGGCTTTCCACAAAAAGGCTGCGGAAGCGGATGCAGTGCCAGAGCAGGCTCAACTAACGCCAAGGCGGCAGAGTCTTATGAACGAGCGCCTGGAGTCTGCGCGGAAGGCAGAGGAAGAGGCCCTGGCGGATTTTCCAGAACGGGTACTCCCCGCCCCCCCCAGCAAATCAAAGATTAACTTCATGCTTAAGGCGAGGGAGGACATCCCTGCCCTGCGCCAAGACCTTGGACCTATTTCGGGCTGGGAAGAATCCGACGAATACAATAAAGACTCGACGGTTAGTCAGTACAGGAAGGGGAAACAAGAGCAAGAGAGAATCCAGCGGGAGCAGTATGAGGCGCGAGATGTCATTGGGCAAAAAAATAAGGCTCGGCCTATGAGTTACGATTTCTTTGCATTGCCCGATAAAATGGTTGCGGGATTAATCGAAAAAGGCGATACAGGATATGGCCGATTTGGATTTAACTACGGAGACATCCTGCTAGATACACTCCAGTACCGCATGGCGGGTGGCCTTATTGACGGCAAGCCTTCCTACATAACTCCCGAAGAGCTAGAGTCAGGAGAACTTAGGATGCCGTACCGCAATGTCTTGGTGCCCGTCCCTAAGGCGGAGCTTAATCCCCGCGAGTACCTTATGGTTGCGGACAAGGAACAGCTTGAGTCCTACACTAGTGAAGACTGGATGACCCTTTATGGGAATCTAGATGACACGGTAAAGGAGAGCCTTGATAGATATGTTGAGGCTGGGGCCGCTGCCGATATTCCTGAGCTTCTTTATGGCCTGCAGGAAGACCTGCTTTACCTCCATTACCGCATCGACTTAGAAAAGTAAATGGCATACGACCCACGGAAAGTTCTAGAGCTTGATGAGGCCGCTGGCGTGGAGCGTGGCTCCGAGGGCCTGCTCAAGCAGTTTGCCCTGGCTCCCCTGCGCGGCGCAGAGGGCCTTGTCAAGTCAACCTACAACTTGGTTGATTTTGTCGGCTTTGATGTCCTGCCGGATTACGACGAGCGATTCCTCGGGACTTCGAGCCATTGGGCACCCGGGCTTCTGGAGGGCATCACGCAGTTTGCTGTGCCGTACGGTGCCTTTTCCAAGGTGGCCGGCGTCGCTCGACTGACTGGCATGAAGGCGTTGTCTCGTGGTGAGCGTCTTGCTCGCCGCACGAAGAACTACGCCCGGATGACTGCCGCAGGCGCTGCGGCTGACTTTGTCGCCTTTGACCCTAACGAGGGTCGCCTGAGCGATTTCCTGGTTCAGGTTCCGGGCATGGAGAATGCCCTGACGAGCTACCTCGCCACCGACATGGAGGATGGGGAGCTTGAGGGCCGCTTCAAAAACATGCTCGAGGGCGCGCTCGTGGGGCCAGTCTTCGACGCCGTTGTCTCCGTACTTGTCAAGGGTGCCAAGGCTAGTCGCCATGTCGTGAAGCAGCGCGCCACTGGCCGCAGCGACGAGAGCATTGCCAAGGACTTGAAGGGTGCCGAGTTCGATGCGAGCGATGACCTGTCGCAAATCCTCGAGGCGTATGCCGGCTACGACCACCGTCGCTGGATGCTCCTTAACACCCTGGCCAACACCATGGGCCTGGACCGCACCAAGATTATTGCCGACCTTGACGGCAAGAGCTTTGAGGAACTGGCAGAGCAGGCTGGCAAAAGCGTAGATGAGTTTGCTGGTGCGGCCAAGGGCTACACCATTCCTGCCGGCACTGACCGCGTCATCCTTGGTGCCTTTAAGTCTGCCGATGTGACCACCGGCGTCCACGAGCTTGCGCACGCTGCGCGGCTCCTGCTCTTCAACAAAGACCTCCCGGCGGATGCGCGCCTGGGCCTTGACGATGACCTGATTGACCTAGTCGGGCGCGAGATGGGGGCCGAGCTTGACGAGAATACTGGCAAATGGACCTACGGCACCGACGCCGAGGAGAAGTTTGCCGAGACATTTGAGCGGTACATCGCCGAGGGCATTGCCCCCACGAAGGAGCTTGGCGGTGTCATGGGCACCCTGGCTTCGTTTGTGCGCGAGATTTACCGCGGCATCACGGGCGGCGCTATGTCTGCCGAGGTGTCCCCTGAAATGCGGGGCGTCTTCGACAAGCTTATGCAGCGGGGCGACATCCCCGATGTGCGCAAGAACCCCAACCCGGAGCGACAGTCGCATGGTTCGGTCGGGCAAGTGGGTGCGCTCTCTGACCCGCTTTTCCAAATTGATGAAAAGTACCTAGAGGATGTGCCGGACGATGTCGAGGTGGACTACGACGGAAGGGTTGTCCAGAAGTTTACGGAAGCCTCTGGTGAAGAAACAAAGGCAAAGCTAAAGGCGCTGCGGGAATCCCACCCGAACCCACTAAAGTCGCCATCGGCATGGAAGAGGTTCATGGCCAAGGTGACCGGCAAGGCGCGAGTGCCTCGCCCCCCCGTGCAGCTTATGCGCGAGCTAAGAAATGGCCGCATGGCAGAGCGCCTTGCTCGCATGACGCCGCGCCAGATTGAGGCCGTAAACGCCGGCCTGGAGCTTACGAAGGAAGTAAAGGAAAACCTTAACACTCCAGAGGATTTGGCTCGCCTGTTTTACTGGACTAAGCTCAGTAACTCCGCAAGCCCCTTCCCTCAGGAGGCGGCATTTATGGACACCTTCGATGAGATTGTTCCATGGATTGAGGCTGCCAGAAGGGGCGAGTTTGACCTTGATAAGTACCTGGAGTGGGCAGACAAAAGGCTTCCCGCTGGCGGTGAGCGCCAGGGCGTTAGCGTAAAGAGCAATGTTAACTCCTTTGGCGAGGACTTCCTGAGGAAAGTAAGCGACGCCGCGCGCGAGGGGGAAGACCAGCTTGGGGCAATCTTTGAGTCTTGGACTAAGTCGGAGAGCACCGACGATGTAGTTATGGACTTCATGGGGATGTTTTCCGGCTATGGCTTTGACACTAAGCTGATTAACTTCGCCCGACTCGCCAGTGGTCATACCGACATGCTGGTCCTGGACCGCATTCAGCTTCGGCAGATATTCGGCCTAGAGGGCAACGACTACGAAAACTTCATGGAAGCCGCGAGCGGCGCCCAGGGCGTCGCGCTTTACGGGGCTATTCAGCGTGGCCTTCTTGAGGTTGGCGAGCAACTGTACAAAGACGCTGGCCGGATAGAGCCGTTTGAACTGGCCCGGTTCCACTGGGAAACCTGGATTGACAGCGCCGGCAGCGAGGTCGCGCACGAGACCCTTGGCCTGTTTATCGAGGGTTCTAGGAAGTACAAGGGTGCTATCAGGGAAACCCGCCCGAACAAGGCTGCGCATGGTTTCTCATACGGCCCTAAGGCTGGCGACACCTGGATGCTCTTCCCGTTTCGCGGAGATGAGGCTGTCGCGCTGACGCGCGAAGAGTATAATGATGTTGCCAAGGCAATCACGAGTCCCTCAAACGGGGTCGTTCCCACTGGCTTCCAACTAGACGACTACAAAGATAAGAGTAGCTGGCACCATGACGGACAAGTTGACACCGAACAAATCGCAATCCTCGCAGCAATCCGCTCAGGAAGGCTCCTCACAACAGAGGGGGATGAGGTCATTGTTAGAGACCTTGACCCAGATGAACGCGCCGACCTCGTCGGGGATTACCGACTCTGGCGAGATGCAGCCAAGGTACGGAGGCTCCATTCTCGACTTGCTGAAGCAGAAGGCTCATCTTACACCAGAGCAGCGCGCGTATCGGAGGATGATGTACGACGAGCAAAACTAGGTAAGAAGGCGAAGATTAAGGCCGTCTATCATCCCACTGACCTCTTGCGGGAAGTCTTTGGGCAGTACGCCTCGTACCCGGACTGGGAGATTTTTGGCGAGAAGGCAGGGAAAAAGATTCCCATGGCCACCCCGGTCTTCTATGAGCTTGACCTGGATGACCCGGACACCGTAAAGCGGTTTATCCAGATTGGCGAGCGGAACAAGAAGAGCCTGGGTGACAATGGTGCCACCGTGGACATCAAGTCTGCCGAGGAGCTTGTCGGTGCCAGGGCCTTCGCTACCGCGAGTGGCCACATGGTTGCGGTCCTGAAGCCTGATGGCGACATGACCAACCTTGTCAAGAAGTCATTCTCCGACCCAGACAAAGACACGGTAAAGGGCGTCGCTCACGCGGCGCTGCGCGTCCTCATCGACAACGGTGGGCGCAAGGGCGATAACTACGACGGATATCTTTCTGATATCTACACCCCTCATGTCGAGTTCACTGGCAGCACTAAGTTCAACGAGGAGTTTGTCCCCGACGAGTTTAAGGCTCACTTTGAAAAGATAGGCAACCCTGACATTGTGTCCTGGGTTATCCGCCCGATTCAGGCGAAGCCGGGTGAGATGGGTCCAGACCCCTATCGCGTAGATGGTGGCCCAATGGCCAAAGCCGAGTCCTACGACAAGGACGGCTACATGGACATGATTGCGGACCGCGACGCCGACCTGGAGCGCCAGCAAAAGAGGCTTGAGAATCAGCCGGGTGTGCTGTTCCAGACTGCGACCGACCGCAACCCCATCATGCGCGAGGCTGCGCAAAATATCGGCAAGGCCGGCGGCTTGACGCAGGAGGGCTGGGATGCCCTAGTCGATGAGCTAAAGCCTGTGGTGCAGTACCGCTTCGTGCCGAAGCCTGCCACCAACGAGGAGATGGCCGGGGCCTTGTCCAGCAACAAGAAGGGCAAGGTGGGCGCCGCTCAGGGCCTCGAGCCTGGACATCCTGTTGGCCTGCGCCTCGACATCCCGGCATACCGGGACCACGGGGTATGGGTGCCGACGATTCACGAGGGCGTAGGCAAGCCTACGGTCATTGGCCATGAGGGCGCTGCAGCAATCACTGGCGCGAGCTTTGATGTGCCCGAGAAGGCGGCACTGCGTGTCGCACAGGGTGGCGCCAAGTCACCCTTCGCAGTCATCAAGGGCGAGTTTGATTCTGCCGACGCCAAGGCTATTGAAGCCGAAGCGCAGGCTGCACTCAGCGACCCGGCCTGGACCCAGATTGGATTCGACCCAACGCGCCATAGCTACTTCTACGACCGGGGCGACCACCGCCGCGTCATCGAGAGGGCGGAGCGCGTCATCCAGGTCGGCCCCCTGGTCCTCGCGAAGAATGCAGAGTTCTCTGAGCCTCGGCGCGTGCTGTTCCAGGATGGCCCGGAGGCGGCTACCCGCGCTGCGCGAGATGAGAAAGACCTAATCAACTGGGACAAGCTCAGCGAGAAGGGCGACCTCAATGCGCGCGTGCGGGAGTTCATCGAGAATGACCCGCTGTTCCGCGGACCCCGCGAGGAGAGAGACCCGGTCACCATTGACGAGCAGCGAGCCAAGACTGCCGACTACTACGAGCGGCTTGCCGAGGAGCTTGATGTTGACTATGTCGATGTGGACCTAATCTCCATCCTGCAGGGCGATGCCAAGCAGCTAACGGAGGTCACCTACCGCGTGCGCGCCATGCGGGATTTGCTGGCGACAATCTCCCACCGCTTCATGCAGGCAGCCGGCGAGCATATCGATGAGTCGGGGCGCTTCGTCGGCGACGATGTCGCGCTTGTCAATGCCATGCGTGAGCGGCACATGATGCACGAGACCGCGCGTATCGTTGGTGGCGCACTCAGTGAGACTGCACGCCTGCTCAACTACGCCAAGATGGGCGGACAGGTCCGCGACAACATGCCCACCGGGCGTAGGTTTGATGCAGCCGACGATGTCGGCACCGGCGCGACTAAGGCCACGGGGACTCCTGGGTCTATCGTGCCTAAGGTAGAGACCGCGGCGGAGGCAAAGGCCGTCCTCGATGCCCTCGGCGGCAGAGATGCCGTGAGGAAGATGGTGCAGCAAGACTTCGTCTGGAAGGAGATGCACCCTGGCTCGACCGTGCCTCCCCCGACCAAGTCCACCGGCCTGCTGCCGGCGCTGCAGGAGTTCTGGATGAACAACATCCTGAGCGGTGTGACGATGACTCACGCGGCGAACATCACCAGTGGTATTTTCCGCGGCCTAATCCGACCCCTCTCTCGCGCAGTCGGTGCTGCGGCTAGCGCAGACATCCGCATGGCCAAGCGTGAAATCCGCGAGCTTTACTACTTCATTGCGGAAATCAATGATGCGCTAAAGATTAGCTGGGGTGCCCTAAAGTCTGGGGAGCCTGTGCTTGTCGGCCAGAAGGGCGGCGTCATTGACCCGCGGGAGCAGGCTAGCGCGATTAGCGCGGAGGGCTTCAACCGTATGCGCGTTGCTGGCCTTGGCCCGAACCTCCCGACGCGCATGGGCAAGGGGACGACCCACGCCGGCAAGATGCTGGATTGGCTTGGCACGATTGTCAACATCCCGTCGCGGATGCTGATGTCGCAGGATGAGTTCTTTAAGCAGCTAAACTACCGCGCGAACATTCGCCGGAAGATTGTGGACTTCGCCGAGGACAACGGCAAGGACGCTGCCTGGATTGAAACTCAGTTGCGCAATGTCGGCAACGACGGCCAGATGTACACGCAATCGACGCTCGCGAAGAGGGCAGAGGAGACTGGTCGGGCACGCGGACTCGAGGGCGAAGAGCTTGCCGAGTTTGTCAACAAGACTGTGGCCGAGGAGTTCAATAGCGATGTCGCTGTCATGGCCCTTGGCGCGCGGCAGACTGCTCGAGAGGGAACCTTCACGCAAGACCTGACGGCTACCGCCGGCAAGCAAAGGCTCTACATCGAGGCCGGCCTCGACGCCCCGCAGGGCACGGGCTTCCGTGGTGGACTGAACAGCCTGAGCGCGACGCTGGCGCAGAAGACGAACGAGTACCCAATCCTGCGATTCGTGTTCCCGTTCATCCGCACGCCGCAGAACCTCATGCAGTTCTTCATGGATAACTCCATCGGCGCGCTTAGCGACAAGATGCGGGTGCTGACGGACAAGACCCTGCGGCAGAGCATGACGCCAAGCCAGAGGGCTGACCTCAACGGGCGACTGTTTACCGCAGGCGCATTGTTCACCAGCATGTTTGCGCTGGCCTCGGCTCGTGACGAGAACGGCATGCCGCTCCTGACTGGTGCCGGCCCGACCGACTCGCGCGAGCGCAAGCTTTGGCAGAGCTACGGGTGGCAACCGTACAGCTTCCGCATGGGGGACAAGTATGTGAGCTACCGCAGGCTCGACCCATTCTCCACCTTTGCCGGCCTCGTGGCTGACATGACCCAGGAGAAGGCGGCAGCCGAGATGCTTAACCGCAAGCCCGAGATGGGCAAGGCCCTGTTCATTGCCCTGGCGAATAACCTCGCGAGTAGGTCTTACCTGACTGGCGCGATGAATGTCGCGAGAATGCTGAACGCCCCGGAGGAGTCCGCGCAGTACATCCTGAACAGCTTTGCCTCCGGATTTGCGCCGGCGTCGGGCTTCGTCGGCCAGACTGTCAACGCGCAGCTTGGCGAGGATTACATGACGGAGGTCCGCAGCATCTACGACGCCTACATGCAGCGCACGCCTGGAGGATTCTCCGACTTGCCTGTCAAGCGTGATGTGCTGGGTGACCCAATCCAGCGAGCCAAGGCATTCCCCTTCGCGCTGTTTGGTCCGACGCCGTACACCATGGTGAAGAACGACAAAATCAGCCGCGAGCTAGTGCGCACTGGCGCGTCCATTGCTCCGCCCGACAGGACTACGAATGGCGTTGACTGGACGGAGTTCCAGTACAAGGGCAGGGAGACTGCCTACGACAGGTGGATGGAGTTGCATGGCACGGTGCGCATCCAGGGCCGGACTCTGAGGCAGCAACTCGAGCGCACGATTCGCAGCAAGGAGTACCAGCTACTGAGCCTCACCGGCGCGGATGAAGTTGATAGCCCGAGGGTGCGAGTGCTGCGCAACATCGTCGGCACCTACCGCGCGAAGGCGAAGAACCTCGTGCTTCGGGAAATCCCTGAGCTTGCCGACGCAGTCGCGGTTGCGCGCTACAACGAGCAGGCACTCAGGCGACCGGGTGCGACGATTGAGGATTTGATTCGATGAAGTGCCTAACCATTCTGGCCATCTGCTCGATGCCGTGGATTAGCCTTGGCTGTGGCGGACTGCTCCCCAGTTCGCCGATGCCTCAGTCCCCCGGTGCCGGCGGACCAATCGGCCTTGCGCAGCAGGGCCTGGAGATTGCTAGCCCACAATCGCTGTGGAGCTACGCTTGGCTGTCCATCCTCCTGGTGCTGTTCTTCCCCCAGGTGCGGAGACCCGTCACCGCCTTGTGGTCTGCAGTCTTTCGTGCGCTTGCAGTTCCGTTCATCGCCATCCGCAGAAAGTTTGACTCCCGGAAGAAGTGACCGCCGACAAGCAAATAACCGCTGCGTGGATTGCGCAAGTTTTCATTGCGTCTACGCTGGCCGTGACGGGGTGGCTCCTGGCCCAAGTGTACAGCAATATCGTCAGCTCGATTGCCGCGATGGAGCAACGCTTTGAGGAGCATGCTAGGGTATCGCTCGACGCCGTGGAAAAAGCCGACGAACGACTCGCCCGAAACATGCTGCTCATCACGCAGCGCCTGGAAGATTTGGACGAGCGGGTCGAGGAGCTAGAGCGAGGCCAGTAATGAGCAACGCCGTACCTCAGGAAGTCCAGGCTATCCGTGAGGCGTTTGCGGAGTTTGAGGTTTTTGGCGATGCAGTCTGGAAGGCAATCAACCTTCCCCCGCTGACTGAGCGCCAGCGCGAGATTGCGCGCTTCCTCCAGCACGGCCCCCAGCGAGGGTTCATCGCCGCCTTCCGTGGTATCGGCAAGTCTTACTTGGCTGCCTGCTACGCGCTGTGGTGCCTTCTCCAGGACTACGACGAGCAGATTCTGATTCTGTCCGGCAGCAGCCAGCGCGCAGTCGATAGTTCTCTATGGGTGCGCAGCCTGCTCGAGAATCCCAAGCTTCCCTTCCTGCACCACCTTCGGCCCAAGCCGGGGCAGCGAGACTCAAAGCTGTCGTGGGATATCGCACCGTCTACAACGAAGCACTCAGCTAGCTTCGCAGCTATGTCGGTGGGCAGCAGCATCCAGGGCCGACGATGCACGAAGGCCATCCTCGATGACGCGGAGCAGGCCAACAACTCAGCAAGCGCGCTGCAGCGGGAGAGCCTCCTGCGCTCCGTGATGGATGTCGAGGCCATGCTCGTGCCCGATGTTGAGAGCAAGATTGTGGTCCTTGGAACCTTTCAAAGCCTCAACTCCATCTACCAGACAATGACGGGGGAGCGCGGCTACGAGCCGATTTACATCCCCGCCCGTGTGCCGTCCAGCCTCGACGAGTACGGCGACAAACTCGCGCCTGGGGTGCGGGAGCTTTTCGACTCAGGCAAAGCCGGCCAGCCCAGCGACCCGCAGCGATTTGATGACAAGCACCTGTCTCGCATGGAGGTGGGCATGGGCGCGCTGCAATGGCAAATCCAGATGATGCTCTCGACGGCGGTGAGCGACAGGCTGAGCCACCCGCTTTCGCTTGATGACTTCATCGTCTGGGATGGCGTGAACCCCTACGGTGCGCCGGTCAAGATTGTGCCGAGTAAGTCTGCGGAGAATCGCATCGATGACTTGCCCTGCCTGGGCCTGCCCGGCGATAGCTGGTACAAGCCCGGATACATCGACGAGTCTGAGGTCTTACCGTACAGCACAATCCTCATGTCGGTTGACCCTGCCGGCGACAGCGGCGCTGACGAGACCGCGTACACGGTTATCGGTGCTGTGCCCGGTGGCCTGTATGTCCTCGACGCCGGCGGCTTCCGCGAGGGCGCGAGCAAGAAGACCCTCGAGACCCTGGCCAAGATTGCCAAGCGGTGGCGCGTCAAGGAAATCCTTGTCGAGAACAACATGGTGGCGTGGCCGCTGCTCTTCAAGCAAGTCCTGAGCAGTTCGTACCCATGCACGATGACGGAGGTGCGCGCCACGAAGAACAAGGTCGAGAGAATCGCTGGTGCGCTCGAGCCTGTCCTGCGCAGCGGTCAGCTAATCATTGACAAGGGCGTGGTCGAAAAGGAGTACAAGCGCAGCATCAAGTCCTCGGAGCCGGGGAAGTCCCGGCAGTACTTGCTGCAGTATCAGGCGGCGATGCTCCGCTACGGCGAGCGCGATGGTGGCATCAAACACGATGACCGGCTCGACGCGCTGGCGCAGGGCGTGACGCACTTGGCACCCACATTCCTGCAGACGGAGACCGAGATTGCGATTGAGAGGATGCGGGAGGAGAACGCGGAAAAGGAGTTTGACGAGTGGTATGCCAACGCGATGGGGAGGAACTTCCGCCCAAAGGGAGACCTCTGGGCCGGCCAGCGCCGGCGAAACAGGTAAGACGCGAACTCGTTTCCCTCCTCGGCGACCTCGAGAAGGCACTGCCCGTGCCGCACAAAGTCATGCTCAGGATGGTGCCACTCAAGGATTGCTATGGCACTTGCGAGCTACGCGAGAACAAGAGGTTCGGCGTCTTTTTCCTAATCAACATCAGCCCCCCGGACACGCTGTCGCCCGAGGCGATGCACATCTGCCGGGAAACGCTGATGCATGAGTACGCGCACGCGATGTCCTGGAGCATGGCATCGACCGAAGGTGGCCACGGAGAAGCCTGGGCCTGCGCCTACGCCGCAATCTACCGCCATGTCCACGGCGACTAGGCGCGCTGCTACAGTGCCTGCATGCTACCCGAGGGACAGTATCAGCCTAGGCTCAGACCGAGGCGCGCGAGCTACCGCGACAGGCTTTGCATGGAGAAGCTGCAGGCCCTCCTGCCCTGGCCCGGTATGCCCCCGGCGGCGATGTCGAGCAGGATTCTCGCGGCATCCTCAGGCATTGCAGCCAACCATGCGCGCATGCATTTGGTCCGCCTCGTTCACCTGGGCCTCATCGAATGCGTAAAGCCCCAGCGCCAGGGTTCCCCAGCACCAGGGCTTTACAGATTGACGAAGGCCGGTCGCGCCTTTGACCCCTGCGTAGGCTAATCGTCCTCGCTCAGGTCCACGCCGGTCCCCTCGCACTCGCGGCACATCTCGACTAGCTGGCCGTTGCACTCGAGGCAATCTGCGGCAGCCGTGTAGTGGCTTTCGGAGCGGTGGTCCCAGGCGTCACGGAATAGCTCTTCGCCGTGGCACTCGCGGCAGGACACGACGCCGTCGCCATCGCATCGCTTGCAGGGTGGTTCCAGCGGAATCGTCATTCTTCCCAGTCCTGCCCCTCGCGCGGGAGCGGCTCGAGTTCCTTGCGTGGCCGGCCACCGGGGCGGCAAGTCCTGCAGCCGAGGGTGTAGTTGCGCCGCAGATTGTCAATCAGCACCTTGCGCCTCTTGCCGCACCCGCTGCACTGGCACTCCGCCATGCGCCACGGGCGACCGTTGTCCGCGATGTGGTCCTCGGCCTCGCCGACGATGCGCCACAGGCCCACGGTCTCGGGCAGGATTTCGGTGACGGGTTTCCTAGCTCTTGGCATTGGTAATCTCCTTCTTGACTTTGGCCCAGTAGCCGTCGGTCAGCTTGCGTCGTTTGCCCTTCGCGCCTCGAGGGCCTCCATTGTGGATGCGCGCGACGGTCTCAACATCGGCTAGCGTAGCCGTGCCTGCTTCGATGCGCGACCACTCCTCCTTGGCATAGCGGCGCATGTACGCGGCGACCACCTTCTCGGCGTATGCCTTGTCCGTTTCGACCTCGGCGTAGGTGCCGCCGATGCCGCTGAACTCAGTAGCATCCTGCCAGTAGGCGCGCCAAATCTGGTACCAGCCTCGTGCGTTGCCGCCATCCCCTCGCGGGGGCTGCTCGACATCGCCGCACTCGACGATACGCAAAGCCTTCAGCACCTCGGCCTTGTCGTAGTGGCTCGAGCCGCCAGCGAGGGCGAGGCATGCAGTAGCAATAGCGACTAGCTTCATCGGCCTCCCTCGTGGTACAGGTTGCGCATCTCCTGGCGGTGCAGCGTGCCGATGTAGGCCAGGGGGTCGGCCCCGTAAGCCATGGCCCTGGTCACCACGATGCGGCGCGCCGCGCCTTCATGCTCGAGCCAGTGGTCGCCTCGGGGCGAGACCCAGATTGCGCAGCCGCTGCCGGCCTCGCTCGCGAAGTAGGTCCAGCCGCACCGGGTGCAGCGAAAGGTGCCTTCGTCCTTCAGCATTCCAAGGAATAGCTGGTCACGGCTTCCGGCATTGCATTGGGGGCACGGCCCCATGTCTGATTTGTCTTCGGTCATTTGTTCAGTGTGTAAGGATGGCCCTTCGCGCCTTTGCAACGGCGCTTCGATTGTGCCGCGCGTAATGGCGCAGCGTGGTCTGAATGTCCGCATGTCTCGCGAGCATGCGCACGGTCTCGAGGTCGGCACCCGCGGCGAGCAGGCTGGTGATGAAGTAGCTGCGCAGGCAGTAGGGGGTGCGCGCCACGCCGCTCTGCTCGACCGGCAGGCCGGCAGCCTCGAGGTCACGGCGGAAGAAACGGTACAGCTTATCAACAGCACCGGGCACCAGCGGGCAATGGTCGCGGATGAGCTTCGCTTCCTTGACGGTGAGTCCGATGGGGTCGGCCCTTCGCGCCTTTTGCAGCGCCGCCGGCAGGACCAGGGTCCACTCCCCACCCTGGCGCACGAGGTGGTCAGGCGTCACCCGGCTGGCCTCGACCGGGCGCAGGCCGGTCACCGCCAGGAGGTGCCATAGCGCGCGGCGCTGGGCCGGCACGGCCTCGCAGGCGAGAAGCTGCTGCACCTCTTCGCGGGTGATGGTGGCGCGGTCCTGAGAGGCCCGGGAGGCGGCAGGCGCTGAGACTGCCAGAAAGGGGTCTTCCTGGCCCGTTCGCCCTAGCCATGCTCCGTAGCACCGGAGACGGTTCCGCGCGTCTCTGACGGTCGTTTCTGTGGCTCTGGTGGCAAGCGAGGCGAGCGCGGCCTGGGGGTCAGGCAGGAGCCGGGTCAGAACCCGGCGCTGCTTGTCGATGTAGCCGGCGCTGCGGCCCTGCTCGCGGAGGTGGTCGAGGTATCGCTCGAGCATCAGTCCAGGCGCGGCGGGTCGGTGACCATGTCCTGGTCGAGGTCGAGGTAGGCGTGCTGGCCTGCGCGGAGGTCAACGCAGTACAGGAGCCGGCGTCCAGTCTGGTCGGTGAAGGGGCGCTCGGTGCCCCCGCAGGCGGGGACAAGGCCAAGGCCCCAGACTCGAGCCTCCCAGGCGGCTAGGCTCTCGCCGGCACGGCGCGCGCCGGGAAGGTGGTCGGAGGTAGCGGTGGTCATAGCTCCTACTGGTACAGGGTCGGGAAGTGCTCGCGCAGCGAGGTGAACTCGCGGTCGAGGTCGAGGCGCAGGCGCTGCTGCTCGCCGTCGGAGTAGACCACGGTCAGGTCGAACTTGTCGTAGCCGGCATGCTCGAGCTTGGACGCGGCAAGGCGCAGGAGGTCATCGAACTGGTGCAGGCTTTCGCGCACGAGGGTCCGGCCCAGGGGCCAGTACCGGTCGGTCGCGCGGCCTTCGGCGCGGGTCAGGATGTAGCCCTCGGCCCATACGGTGCGAGGCGCGTAGCAGTCGGTGGTGGAGTAGGTCATGGTTCTGGTGGTGTGGTGTGGTGGGCAGGGTTGCCCGGCACCGGCAAGGCCCCACCCCGGTCGATGCCGAGGTGAGGCGGGGCGGTCGCCGGCGCGAGGCCTAGCGTTCCTTGGCCATTGGCATGATGACGCCCCAGGCATCGTCGGTCTCGACGCGCAGCGGGTGGTGCGGGTCTTTCGGCAGGCGAAGCTTCACGGCGCGGCCCTTCACGCCGCCGATGGCCTTCAGCAGCGAGATGAGCAGGTCGCCGTCGAGGTGGACCTCATGCTCGGCCTCCGGCAGCCCGTCGATAACGGCCTTGCACCGTGGGAACTCGCGCTTCACGAGCGAGCCGCTGACGGTGCCGGCCTTCGTGTGGCTGGTCGCCGAGTCCCCCTCGACCTCGATAGCAGCGCGCTGCGCACCTTTGGTCGCGGCCTGGACGACTTCGCGCGGAAGCACGGCCTCCTCGTGCGCGTCGCCGCCGTTCGCGCGGTCAGGGTACACCGCCAGGATGCGCCCGTTAGTCGCGTAGATGCTGCCATCACGCGCGGCGAGGTGCTGCATGGCATAGCGGGTCTCGTCCTTGCCGGCGGTGGCGGAGAGCGGGGACTCCTCTTTGCGGAAAGGAGAGATGAGAAGGTCGGTCTGGTTCATGGTTCTGGGTTGTGGTTGGTGTGGGTTGGTGTGGGGGTTGAGGGGAGGAGGTCTAGAACAACGATTGAGCGGCTCTGACGCCATCCCAGTAGTCGGAGGCGTACTCGTGGTCGGCGTCGATGTGTGAGTCAGTTTGCCCGTCCAGGGCATCTGCCATCCCGCGGATGCACCAGCCTGCCTCGACCACGCCCTCGTCGTTGAGGCGGTCGGACAAAGCGTGAAGGGTGTCTGCGGCTTGGGTGAAGGCGTCGGTGGTGGCGGGGCTTAGTCCGCGCAAGTACTTGATGACGGCCATGGAGTAGGTCATGGTTCTGTCTGGGTGGTGGTGGTGTGGTGTGTGGTGGGGCGGTGTTGCCCGTCACCGCCAAGGCCCCAGGCAGCTTGAGGCTACCTGAGGCGGGGCGGTGGTGGTGGTGATTAGCTTCCGGGCAATCCGTTGTTGCGCCAGTGGTCGCGGAGCACGGCCCTCAGGGTGGCCCACCGGGCGGAGCTTTGGCGCCAGTGGTCTCGGCCGGCGGCGGCAAGCTCGGCTTCCTTGCGGCTGAGTTTCCGGGGGCTAGGCTCGATGGTGCGACGCACGGCGCGGTGGAACTCAGCAGCGGCTTCCTTAAGGTCGGAGGTGGTGGTGGTGGTCATGGTTGTTTCTGGGTGGTGTGGTGGTGGGGGGCCGAAGCCCCCCGGTGGTAATTAGCCGATGAGGTCCATCAGTTCCTCGTAAGACTCCATGAGTTCCTCGCGGATGCGCTCGACTTCTTCGATGGCGTGGTTCAGCTCGTCGGCGCGGTCCTGGAGTTGCTCGACCTCATGCTCGGAGAGGTCTTGCTCAGCGATGTGCTGGACCTCGGCGGCAGCCTCGAGGACGAGGAGTTCGCCGACCTTGTCGAAGCCTTCCTTGATGAGGTCGAGGTCGATGCTGTCGAGGAGCGGGTGGTTGTCGGTGGTGGTGGTCATGTTTCTGTTCTGGTTCTGGGTGGTGGTGGTTGTGGCGAGCGGTGTTGCTCGACCCTTGAAAGCATACAGATAACATCGGGTGGCGCAAGGCCCATTTGACCACTTTTTCCCGGCAGGCCCCTCCTGGTCGCCGTAAGTGCCGCTGGGACTGCGGCTTAGGAAAATAAAAAAAGTCTACAGAAAGCCCATCCTGATGGCCTCGCGGACCCTGCGCCGCGCTCTGCGCTCGACATCAAGCAGGAACGGCTCGATGGCCTTCTCGCATCGGACAATGGCCCCCGTGATGCACTCAATGGTGTCCCTGCACCTCAACGGTCGCCCGTCCCCTGCACCCTCTCGCCGGCGCAGCCAGTGCGCGATGCCTGCTCTCCAGGCTCGCATGCTGACCACCTTCGCCCTGCCCTCGTTGCAGTAGTTGCGACCGGCTACGGCTGCGCGGCCTGCGGCTAGGCGGCGCGTGATTGACCGATGGACATTGGACTTCGAGAACGCCTTCACGATAGCGAAGGATGCGCGGCGCTGTCTCGGGCGCTGCAGTTCCTCGACCACGATGTCGCCGGCCTCGCAGGTCACGAGGGCATGCGCCCGGTGGCAGGCATCGCGGAACGCCGGGTCATTGAACCGCCACCGCTGTATCTGGCGCTGCCAACTGCCGGCGTCGGCTAGTAGGTGCGGCTCGCTCAGGCCGGCCTCGCCATAGATGGTCCGCTGCCTGCGACACGGGTAGCACCACCGCCGGCTGCACCGCACCCCGCAGTGGTCGCAGTACCGGTCACGCTTCATCGGCACCGGCGCGCTCGAGGTAGGCCCCGGTCGGCCCCTCGCGAAGCTTGGCCTTGGCTTCCTCGGGTAGGTCATCCCACCAGCTCGAGCTGGTCTCGGCGGACTCCCTCAGGCTCGCAGTGGACGCGGCCTGCACGCCACCGGCGCGGAGCATGCCCACGGCTGTCCCGATGAGGCTAGCGGTGGCCTCGCCGGTCTCGAGCGCCTGCCGCAGCTGCTGGCAGAGGAGGGACAGGGTCAGGGCCTCGAGTTCCCGGTAGCCCTCGTCGGTGGTGTTATCTCGGCTGGTCATAGGTGGAAGGGTACCTCATACTACGCGTCCTCGCCTCGAGGTGGCCGGCCCCGGCCCCGGCCTCGAGCGGCGCGCAGGCGAGCGGTGGCGGGACATACATACATGTCCAGACAGGCATGCGGTGCGCGTAACCCCCGGCCCCGGCGTGGCTTGCGTCGAATCCAGGTGGCAGGCTCGAGGTCGAAGGCACCCCCCACCCCCCTTGCGTGTGCGCGCGCGCGCGTGATGGATAGTGAGGCCCCCCAAGGGGGGGGATGGCCGCTCGCGACCACGAATATATGCCCCTCTACACACCCACCCCGAAAACCATTTTGGTATACTCCCTCCATCGGAACCTCTGGTTTTGGTTTCTCTGAAAGTGTGTGGCCCCCTCGTCAGTGCTTCGGCGGGGGGGTTTTTCTATTCCATCGCGCTAGACTTCTGGGATGCCTTCATCTATGTTTAGCGCGTGCGAACACACGCCATGGTAACCAGACGGGCCTTTGAGGCGCTGAAGACTAAGGGTCTAGCGCTTCGGGTATACACGGCACTCCTCCTCCAGGGGAATCCCGGAAATGAGGTCCGAGTCAGCTACAGGGAGATTGCCCAACTGATTGGGTCGAGCAAGTCCTCGGTCGTGAAGGGCTGCAGCCAACTCGAGGAGTTGGGCCTCATCCGTGACACGAGCCTGAGCGACAAGTCCACCCGGACATGGAGGATTGCAGGGGGTGTCGAAATAGGTACAGATGAAACCCTAGGGGGTGTCGAAATAGGTACAGATGGAGGTAGGGGGTGTCGAAATAACACCCCACGGGGTGTCGAGATAGGTACAGTTGTGCGACCTACTAATGTATATAACCCTATTAATAGTAACTCGCAGAAATGGTCAGCACCCAAATGGGCCACCGGCGAGATACTTGAGTCTGTACAGTTAGCCCTCGAACAGGTCCAGGATGTGCTTGGTGACAAGCGCAGTCAGGGCCAGGACCGTCATGTCTGGCAGTGCGTCCGTGGCTATGAGAAAGAAGGCGATGAAGCTCGCTGCGCCAAGCTAAGGGACGCGACTTTTTGGGGCGAGGTTTTGAGGGGTGCCGACTGGCCGAAGCCTCCTCCGGGCATTGGTCGTGCCGGCTATGGCAAGCGCATTTGCATTGAGGTCAATAAGCGTCTTGAATCCGTCGCCGGGGAGAGTAAGCTGCGGTCAGCCGCCGAAGAGCATCTCGCGAGATTGCGGGGCAGCTTTGGGGCCTGACGCACATGAACCAGAACACCGAATACGGACTCCTGAGCGGAATCATGATTTCCGCCGAGAACGGCAGCCCAGTGCTTGCCGATTACCTTAGCCGTGGCCTAAACGCTGAGTGGTTTAGTGACTATCGCTGTAAGCTTTGCTTTCAAGCCGTGCAGGCGTGCGAGTCTGAGAAGCCTGGAAGCTCGACAGTCAATAGGGTCGCCGAGAAGGCCATCGACCTGGGCCTGGACATGACGGGCGACTTCCTGAGGGAGGTTCGCTGGTCTGAGTCCTCTGCGGCGTGGTCCGAGGAGTACTTCAACAATCTGCGCAAAGTTTATGTTCGCGGCCAGCAGGCCAATGCGATTGCAGACTTCTGCCGGCAGGAGATTGATACAGCGGCTATTGCGGATTCGTGGCCAGACAAGCTCGAGGTTCTCATACAGCGGATTAGGGGCCACGAGGGGGCCGGGAGCCGAGAGGCGGACACGGGCCTGCGGGATGCCATTGAGAGCTACAAGGAGGGCCTGAGTGAGAGCGCCAAGGCCAAGCTTGTCAAGACGCATATCTTCGACCTCAATGACGCCCTGGGTGGTGGCCTGCGTCCGAACCAGCTAGTCGTGTGCTGTGGGCGACCCGGCATGGGCAAGAGCGCCTTCGCCATGGAGATTTGCGAGTACGGGTGCGGCGAGGGAGCCGGCCTGTACTACAGCCTCGAGATGAGCCTGCAGGACTTTGGCGAGCGCCTCGCGCATCGCTTTAAGGGCGACATGCGGAAGACTGAGGAGTACGCGAGGTCCAACGGCATGATTCTGCGCACGAAGGGCCAGTGGACTGTAGAGAAAATCCGGGCCGACGCTATCAGCACCCGCGACAGGCTGCGCAGCGAGGGCCGCGAGTTGAAGCTCGTCTGCGTTGACCACATTGGCCTCGTGGCACCGTCTGCCGGCCAGCACAAGCGCACGAGGGAGCAGGAGGTGGCCCACATCTCGCGCAACCTCAAAGTCCTCGCGGGGGAGCTTGGGGCCCCCGTCATTGCCGTGTCCCAGCTAAATAGGGGCGTGGAGTTCCGCAGCGAAAAAGGCCCTGTTCTGAGCGACCTTCGCGACAGCGGTGCCATCGAGCAGGATTCCGACATCGTACTTGGCCTGCACAGGCCCGGCTACTACGACGAAAACATGAAGCATTTTGTAGATGAAATCCGATGCCTGAAGGTCCGCCAGGGCCGCACCGGCACTGTCCCCGCGAACTTCGTTGCAGACCGCGTCTGCTGGAGGGGCGCATGAGTTGGCAATACAAAGTCGAGACCTGGGACACCGAGGCCACTCGCGACAAGGTGCGTAGCCTCGAGGGATTCCCCGATGACTTGCGCCTTGCGGATATCGACCGCGACCTCTACGCCATGAAGAAGTACATCCAGACCCTCGAGGAAGACCTCGCGGAGTGCAAGGAGGAGGTAGAGAAGTGGCGGCGTCGGTGCAAGGCCGTGTATAGCCACGACTGGCGCACGGTTGACCGCTGGGCTACCCGCCATGGCATTGAGTAATAGTTTGAAAACTGCCGCGCAGTTTGTACAATGAGACCATGGCGCTAGTCGAACACATGTCCAACGAGGAGTACCACGCATCACCGGGCGTGTCGAAGTCCATGCTCGATGTGTTTGCGCGAAGCCCTCACCATTACTGGTGGCAGTACAAGAGCGGCAAAGCTCCGCAGCGCACCGAGACCAGCGCCATGCGGCAGGGCACGATTATCCATACAGCCATTCTTGAGCCGGAGAGGTTTGAGGAGGACTACATCGTGTCGCAGTACCGCGACAAGCGCAGCAAGGCATACAAGGAGGCTGTCGCCGAGGCCGCTGCGGATGGCAAGGATTTGCTGTCGCAGTACGAATACGAGATGGCGATGCGGTGTCGCGAGTCCGTGGCCAAGAACCCATACGCCAACGCCGCGCTGTCCGAGGGGCAGGCCGAGCTTAGTGCCTTCACCGAAGACCCCGATAATGGTTTAAAAGTGAGAGCTAGGTTTGACTGGCTTGCCGAAGGCGTCATTGTTGACCTGAAAACCACGGTCCACGCCGGCGTCGAGTTCGGGCATTCCGTTCGCAAGTACCGCTATCACCTACAGGCTGCGATGTACCAGCACATTGCGAGGCTCTGCGGCATTGCTGATTGCGAGTTTATCTTCGTGGCTGTCGAGCGCGATTTCCCTTACGGGGTCGGCGTCTACCAGCTATCGGAGGATGACATGAGGAACGGCATGAGTCTGTACACGGACTTGACACAGCGACTCGCGGAGTGCGAGCGCACTAATGACTGGCCCGGATACACGCTGGGCATCGAAACCCTGAACGCATACACCCGATGAGCATTGAGAAGAAGAAGGAACTGGCGAAAATCATCGCCTCCTCGACCATCATTCCCGCCGAACTGAGAGGAAAGCCGGCTGATGTTTTTGTTCTGCTTGACTTGGCTGAGAGCCTTAGTGAGCCGTATTGGAAAGTCATTAATGGCATTCGCGTTGCGCAAGGTCGAATGATGGTGACTGCCGAGTTCCAGATTGGTCGCGCGATGTCCTCTGGGCTGTTCAAGGGTCCGTGGGAGTACGAGAAGAAAGAGGAGAAAGACAACATTGCCCTGCGCGTTAAGGCTGTCTCTGCGGATTCCGGCGAGCCGATGGTCGGCCCGTGGGTAGACCTAGCGATGGCAAAGGCCGATGGCTGGACGCGCAACAAGAAATACAGCAACCCGCAGATGGCGGAACACATGCTGCGCCTGCGCGCGGCGACCTTCTTTATCCGCCTGCATTGCCCACAGACCACTTTCGGCGGCATGACTGCCGAGGAGGGCGAGGATGTCGCTGCGGCAAATGGCTCCTCGTCCTGGGACACTCCCTCTTCCACCACGACGCAGTCTGGCGGCGTGGCCCTCATCGAGGCCAAGGTGAAGGAGGCTGAAGAGGGTGATGCGCCGAGCTAGGAAATCGACTTACGAGTTCGACGCAGCAAAGCTCCGGGGCAAGATGCGGGAGGTCGATGTGACTCCCGACGAGCTTCAGGGTCTCATGTACACTCGGGGCCACCGCGTAAGGGTTGACAGCTACCTTGCCGGCAAGACCGTGCCGAGCAGCGAAGTCCTAATCGACCTTATGGATATCCTGATGGTTGATGTCTCTGCTTTGGTCAAGGCCGCGTTTAGCCTGAGGTCGGATAGTGAGTGACATAATCTATGTCGGCATCGACCCAGGAAAATCCGGCGCAATCGTCGGGCTTCACGAAAACCGCAAGGTTGCGTTCTCGAGGCGCAAGATGCCTTGGGTAAACAACCGACTCGATTCGGTGGCCGTCTACAACTTACTCCGGGAGTGCATCCTTGCAGAGAACGACCTTGTTGTTATTTGTGAAAAAGTTCACGCAATGCCTCGCGATAGTAGTCGCTCTGCCTTTACTTTTGGCGGCGCTTACCATGCTTGCTTGGCTGTTGTTGACCTTTTTGATTGTCCGCTACTTCTTGTATCCCCCCAGGGATGGAAGAAAGTTATGCTACGGGACCGTGGTCGAGAGAAAGAAGACAGCGTGAACGCTGCTCGCGACATGTTCCCCTCTCTTCGCCCTGACCTAAGGGCCAAGAGTTCCCACAACCTTGCCGAGGCTGCACTGATTGCTGCTTACGGCATCCAAACCTGGAATCAGGATTTCGATGGACATTAACATTGTTACTCTCTCTGGGCGGCTTGGGGCCGACCCGGAATCCAAGGGCAGCGACGCGAACCCAATCGCGAGCTTCCGAATCTGCGTCAATGGCCGCAAGAAGGAAGGCGAGCAGTGGGTCGATGTGCCCAACTGGATTACTTGCACCGCCTTCAATTGGCAGGCCCAGAACCTCATCCAGAAAGCCTCTAGGGGCGACGAGCTTGTCGTGACTGGCCGCATCCGCCAGGAGAACTGGGAGGTTGCCGGCGAGAAGAAGAGCCGCATCAGCATTGTCGCCGACAATGTCAAGGTGGTCCCTCGGGTTGCTGCCCCGCAGGCCGCTCCCCAGCTTGCGGAGGATATGCCTTTCTAGGGCAGTCTTTCGTTTCCCACTGGACCGGGTTGGCTGGCGCTGGCCCGGTCTTTTGTATATCTGCCAAATAAAGAATGTAACCGTGCGCTTTTTGTGGGGTTATGGTAGAAACCACTCGTGGCGATGGGCTTGGCAAGGACGGCGCAAGATGATTTCGGGGACTGGCCTTTGGTCGGCGAAGCATTGCTTGAGGCGCTGCATGCGGCGTTTCCTGAGAAATGCATTGGGGAAAATGACACGCCCGAGCAGGCCCATCGTTACGCTGGCAAGGTCGAACTGATTCGATTCTTGCAGATGGTTCATGACATCCAGGTAAACAAAGAGGACTAAGGATTGGCTAACTCATTTACTGTCCTGAAGGATACGCCGCTCTCGACTATCATCGAGCAAGTCATCGACAACGGTGACCTCGGCGAAGTCCTGGACCTGTCCCATGCTCGAGTGGTTTATGTCCATTCGGACCAAGCGGTGCTGTTCCGCGCTCCTGCGGTAAATGCAAGCGGCGCTCCGCTGGACAACAACTCTCTTGACAAGGAGATTGCGGAAACCGCCAGCGGCGACATCGTCCTGCCCACGAGTACAAAGGCCGGAAGGATTGCAACTAATGTGATGCCGGCTTATCTCCAGATTGAGAACACCTCCGGCTCGCAGGCGACGGTCAAAGTCCTAATCATCAACCACCTGTATGGAGCCAAAGTCGGCGATGATATTGGCACTGCTGGCTCGCGTCACAACACTGGAGTCGGTGCCTAGTGGCTACTAGCCACACAATCCTCAGCGATACGCCAGCGGTGACGGTCATTAAGCAGACCATTGCTGGCGGCGACCGTGGCACTGTCATTGACCTGACTCATGCGCGCAGCGTGTCGATTTCCGCCTCGGGCGGTATACTTCTTGCCATCCCCGACATTGATGCCAACGGTGTTCCGATTGACACGACGGATGGCAGGCTAGTCGACATCCCTGCTGGTGGAGACATCCGTGCCCCCACCTTCTCGGCTGCAGGCCGCATCGGCAGCACGATGATGCCCCCTTATCTGCAAATCGCAGTCGGGGGGAGCGAGAAAACTGTTGTCCTCGTGATTACCAACTACCTCTACGGCGCAAGTGTCGACGATAACATCGGCACCGATGGCGCTCGTCAAAGCAGCACCTCTCACGGATAATGTGTTTCGCCCCCAATGTAAAAATCCCTGAACCGCCGGCTCCGCCGCCGCCCCCGGATGCGCCTGCCGAGATGCGTAAGCCCAAGAAGCTTACACGCAAAAAGACTGCGGCTGAAAAAATGACTTCTTCCGCGCTTCGGATTCCTCGCGCTAGTGAGCGTGGCCTAAAGTATTCGGGTGACGGGGGTTCTAGTCTTCGCACATGATTGAGCGAACTGCAGCCGAGTTTTACGCCGCCGGGGAGAGCGAGCGTTTTCACTACATTGACCGCGGTCGAGAGTGCGCGGCTGTAACGATTCCCCACCTCTTGCCCCGCGATGGCTTTAACAGCACGCAAGAGTTTCATTCGCCCTACTCAGGGACTGGTGCCGCCGGCGTCAACTCCCTAAGCTCGAGCCTGCTCCTGGCGCTCCTGCCGCCTAACAGCCCGTTCTTCCGCCTGCGCGTTGACCCTAGCGCGATGGAGGAAATCGAGGGATACGAAGAGGCCCGTGCCGAGATTGACTACAGCCTGTCCAAGATTGAGCAGGAAGTCATTGCCGAGATTGAGCGCCGCGCTTACCGCACTGCGATTTACGCCGCGATTCGCCAGCTTGTCGTTGTCGGCAATGTCCTTCTGTACTTCCACGAAAAGGGCATTAAGGTCATTCGTCTCGAGAGCTATGTCGTCAATCGGCACGCGAACGGCGAAGTCCAGAAGATTGTCGTAAAGGAGGAGGTTCCTGGCGACCAAATCCCGCCCGAGTATGTTTCCGAGGTCGGCATGTCCGACCCGCTTAAGCAGACATATTCGGTGTACACCTGTATCCGCTACGAAGGCGACAAGGCGTACATCCACCAGGAGGTCGGCGGCAGGGTCATTGATGGCAGCGAGGTCGAGCATGACAAGGAGGATTGCCCTTACCTCGCCCTGCGTTTCATTCGCGTTGATGGCGAAAGCTATGGCCGCAGCTTCTGCGAGGAGTTGCTTGGCGAGCTTCAGACTCTCGAGTCCCTGCAGCAGGCGATTGTCGATGCGGCAGCGGCTTCGGCCAAGATGCTTGTCCTGGTCAACCCGTCTGGCCTTACCCGGCCTCGGGACATTGCCGAAGCGCCTAACCTGAGCGTCCGAACTGGCAGCGCCAGCGATGTGAGCTTCCTCCAGGCTCAGAAGGGCGCTGACCTGAGCGTCGCGCAGGCTACGATTGCCGGCATCAATGACCGCCTTGCTCGCCAGTTTATGCTGGCTGAGGGGTCTATCCGAAACGCAGAGCGCGTCACGGCTGCCGAGATTCGGATGATTCAGGACCAGCTCGAGCGCAGCCTCGGTGGCGTGTTCTCGCTCCTGAGCCAAGAGCTACAGCTTCCTATGGTCAAGCTCCTGTTGCGCCAGATGATGAAGCAGGGCAGCCTGCCCGAGCTTCCCGAGGGGCTAGTCGAGCCTGTCGTGGTCACCGGCGTCCTCGCCATTGGCCGCGCGACTGACAGCCTTAAGCTTGACCAGTTCCTTGGTACTGCCCTGCAGACCATCGGACCTGAGACCGTTGCCGCCTATGTCAATGTTGGCGAATGGTTCACCCGCAAGGCCGCTTCCCTCGGCATTGCGACTGAGGGCCTGATTAAGTCCGCTGCTGAGATTCAGGCCGAGCAGCAAGCCCAGATGCAGCAAGCTTTGCAGATGCAGGGCGGCGAAGAGGCCGTCAAGGCCATGGGCCAAATGGCTGTAAATCAGCAGCAGCAAACCCCTGAAATCCCCGAATAACCATGAGCGACGAATCCCAAATCGCTACCGAGATGAACATCCCCACTGGCGGGGAAGAACACCCTACTCTTGAGCAGCAGGCTCAGGAGATGGAGGCCAGCCAGAAAGAGTCTGGCGAAGCTTCCGCGATTCCTGAAAAGTTCCAGAACTCCGAAGACCCAGTCGCTGCAATGGCCAAGGCTTACGCCGAGCTTGAGAAAAAGCTTGGCTCCGCCGGCGACGAGGGGCCTGCCCCGAAGATGCAGCTTGAGAAAGTTGAGAATGCCGCTGACCTTACGCGGGATGAACTCAACCGCCTGGGCCAGGAGTACATTGAGAACGGTGACCTCAAGGAAAGCAGCTACAGCGAGCTTGCTAAGCGAGGCATCACCAAGGAAGTTGTTGACATGTTTGTCACTGCGCAGCTGCAGCAGGCCGAAGCCTCGCGCGCGCAAATCCTTTCCGAGGTCGGCGTTGATGCGTCTGCCTGGGAGAGCATGACAGATTGGGCTTCTCGTAACTGGCCTGAGGGTCAGATTGACGAGTGGAACGAACTGGCAAACTCGCCTAGCCCTCTAGCGCGTAAGCTGGCGGTGCAGAACCTCAAGGATGCGTATGTCGCCCAGGGTCGAGGCCCGGAGGCTACGCACATTGAAGGCAAGCCAGTAACTGGCGCACTGACTGGTTACCGCTCAGAGGCGGAAATGCTTGAAGCGATGAAAGACCCCCGATTTGACAAAGACCCCGCGTACCGCGAGGATGTCGAGCGACGGGTCGAGATGATGCTTCGGGCGAACAATAGACTTTAGATAGGCCCGAAAGGACAACCTAGCAAGTCTCCCTAACTAATCCCTTTCACTTGTTTTCTTAGGAGGAAACACCAATGGCTGCTACTGCAGTTAACACCCTTGGGGGCGACAGCCTCTTCAAGACCGTTTTTAGTGGGATGGTTCTTCGGGAGTTTGAAGCCCGTCGAGTCTTTGCCCCTCTCGTCATGAGCCGTCAGGTCACCCGCGGAAAGGCCGTGGACTTCAGCCTGATGGGTACCGTTACCCCCGGCTACCACACCGCTGGTCAGAACATCCTCGAGGATGGCTCTTACTTGACCAACGCGGCCCACGCCAAGGTGACCGTTACGCTTAACGACAAGCTCGTCGCGGCTACCCTGCTCGATGACCTTGCTGACATGAAGAACGACTTCCCGGCTCGCGCTGAGCTGGCCCAGGAAGTTGGTCGCGCTCTGGCTGACCGCCAGGACCGTCTGATTGCTCAGGCTATCGCTATGGCTGCCCTTGGCCGTCGTAACGGCGCTGCCGCTGACGGGGCTCTTTACACCGGGGAGCCTGCCAAGGGCGGCATCATCACCATTGATGAAGACGCCGCTTCTAGCACCGTCCGCGATAGCTTCCTGGATGCAATCTTCGAGGCCGGCACCAAGCTCGATGCGGCTAATGTCCCCGAGGAGGACCGCTACATCGCGATGCACCCGGATTACTTCAACAACCTTGCCCGTAACACCGATGTGCTGAACCGTGACTGGGGTGGCGCTGGTGCGCTGGCTGACCGGGTTGTTCCGCGTGTCGCTGGTTTCCAGGTTGTCAAGACCACCAATGTCCCGACCACCGACCTCAGCGCTGCTGTGACTGGTGAGAAGAACGACCTTGATGTCAACTTCGCCAACATTGACGGAGCCACCACCGATGGCAAGGTCATGGCGATGTGCTTCCACAAGTCCGCTGCCGCCCTCGCTACCGCGATGGATATCCGCACGGAGATTGACTACAAGCCGGAGTATCAGGGCCACCTGATTATCGGTTCCCATGTCATGGGTGCCGCCGCGCTTCGCCGTCAGTCGGCTGTGCTGATTTGCGGTGACGATACCGATTAAATGACATAGCCTGGGGGGAGGGAATGTCCTCCCCCTGGGCTTGCCCCCTTCTTCCCCTAACCCATTTAAGCCATGAGCAGCTTTAAAGATTACGCCAAAGACTTCGGCTCCAAGCACACTGCGACCATCATCTGGTTCGCGCTTGGTGTCTGTGTCGGCGTGCTTGGTTTCTAGAAATGCTTGACCTCACAGAACTTGCGGCTGTCAACATCATGCTGCAGTCCATTGGAGAGACTGCGGTTACTTCGTTGTCGGGTAGTCTCCTGACCGATGTCTCGACTGCGCAATCGATTCTGTCGGAGTTGAACGCGGAGTTCCAGCATCACGGCTGGAGCTTCAACACGCGCAGGGAAGTCACCCTGTCGCCGTCTGGCGGGAGTCCGAATCGGACTTATCTGCCTTACTCGAGCACTGTCGGTGACCAAGTCTTGCCCGTGCCCCTGAAGGTCATTCCTCGCCGGCGCAGCCAGAAGTATGGCATCCGCCGAGAGACTTCGGGGACGCCTAGGAAATGGTATCTCTACGATATTGTCAATGACACGGATGTGATTGGCAAAGACATCAAGGTAGATATCACCGTCGGCCTCAACTACGAGGAGCTTCCTCACCCCGCCAGGGTCTACATCGCGCGGAGTGCCTCGCGGCATTTCGCTGAGAGAATCCTTGGCGAAGCCAGCCAAATCCTGCGCACCGACGAAGCTAACGCATTTGCCAGCTTCCAGGAGTACGAGGCGGAGACTATGGACTATCGCATGTCGGATGCTTACGGCGTCTACCGTGCGGTGGGTCGTCAGTCGCCATACGACGATTACAACAGCTAATGGCAGTCGGTCGCGCAATCGGTAACTTGCTTGGCGGTGTAAGCCAGCAGCCGGAAAACTCTCGTTTCGCTAACATGGCGGATGAGAGTATTAACACTTATGCGAGCCTGACCCAGGGCTTGGATAAGCGCCGGCCAACTGAACACCTTCGGCTGGTGGCCAGCGACTCGACCGTCAACGGATACTTCCACGCGATTAAGCGGTCTCCGACCGAGCAGTATGGCATCTGGGTCTACCGCAATAGCGACGGCAATGTCTTTATTAAGGCATTCAATCTGCTTGACGGTACCGAGGTCAAGATTTTCCCGAGCGCGGACTCTGGCGCTATTGAGATTGGGGTCGGCGATTTGTCCGACTACTTCTCGACTCCTGGGGAGCTAGTCGATTTCAGCGATGGCTTCCAGGCGATGACGGTGGCGGATAACACCTTCCTGCTTAACCGAAATCGCTTTGCCGGCCTATTGGCCAGCCCCGAGGACAAGTTCGAGCAGGAGGCTGCGACTGTCCAGATTGCTGCGGGGTACACCGGCACCAACTATTCGCTTCACCTGGATGGCATGGAGTTTTTCTACGAAACTCCCATGGCTGACAGCACCTTTCCCATCGGCGACACCTATAAGACGGATTACATTGCGCAGCGTCTTGTCTACGGTGTTTACGATTATTCGGAGGGGCCGGTGTCTTCCGGCTTGGCTGCTAACTGGAAAGACAATACCTCGAGTCCCCCTGGCGACATCACCACTCACCCCCATACCGAAGTTGGCGCTTATGATTGGGGCTTTTCGGACGGAAGGGCTGGCCGCTGCTACGGCATTATCCAGTCTCAGCGAGGCACTCACTTTATCCACACTACCGAGTCATCTAGGCCGGGAGCAAGGTCCGCGTATAACGAGGTGGCATCCGACCAACAGGCTGACTCCAACAAACGAGTCTTCAGGCTCTACGGCGATTACTTAAAGTGGGCTGGCACTGGCACTACTGGGTCGCCAAGCCCAACCGGGACTAGGTTTAAGCTATCCGTAGAGTATTACGATGACTCTGCCGATGAGTGGAAGATTGAGGAGACTGGCTATATTGCGTTCCACTCTGGGAGAACTCCGAACGCGATTAAATCCAACATTCAGACGGACCTTCGCGCTCTGACGAATGTCGTTTGCGGCACCAGCAACGCCGGGATTACGGTTACGGTCCCCACTGACAGGTGGTGGGACTACGAGATTGAAGTAAATTATTCCGCGTCTGGCGACACGCCAATCCGCAACATCTTTGTCAGCGATGTCCTTTACGAGCCGCCTGTCGGGAAAACCCGCTACACCGCTCGCCTAGAAGGAAACTCCATCGCCATTATGAAGTGGATTCCCACTTCTACGGCCAACGGGTCTTACCACGGCACCGCGATGAGCATTAAGGTGGCCGATGGGCAAGGCGACAACGCGGTTAAGCTTGCGTACAAGACCGAAGTCGATTTTGCCAGCTTGCCCGTGTATGGCCTGGATGGTCAAATCGTCAAGGTGCAGGGCGTCAATGAAGAGGCTGCCGACGATTACTATGTGAAGTTTGTGGCCAACATTGACTCCGAGTCTGAGTCGGCGCGCAACGAGGGCACATCTTACGGCCAGCACTTCGGCAAGGGGATTTGGAAGGAGTCTGCGCCGAACAAGGAAAAGGAGACCATTGATTCCGGCACCATGCCGCATGTCCTGGAGAGCCGCATCGGCGGGGTGGGCGGCAATCCGACTGGAGTCTTTGAGGGTGACCCCTTCTTTGTTTTCAAGCCGTTTGACTTCAGTGGCCGAGAAGTCGGCGACTCCGAAACTAATAAGACCCCGTCCTTTATCGGCAAGAAGATTTCCGGCCTGACTTACCACCGGGGTCGCCTTGGAATCATGGCCAACGAGAGCTTGGCCCTAAGCGAGGCCGCGGGGCCGGCAAACTTCTACCGCACGACCGTCAACATTCTGCGGGACACCGACCGCATCGACATCACGGCGCGCAGCCCGAAGGTCAGCATTCTCCGCTCCGCGGTCGAGATGCAGGAAAACCTCCTGCTGTTCTCGGACCAGAACCAGTTCATCCTGACTACTGGCGGTGGACCCCTAAGCCCTGCGAGCGCCGGCCTTGACATGGTCTCGAACTACGAGACCACCTCGTATGTCGCTCCCCAGGTGACTGGCTTTAGCGCCTACTTCCCCTTCTCCCGCGGCAGCTACTCAGGCATTGAGAGGCTGTACCCGGCTGGTGGCGCGGCAAACCTGTTCAAGGGCGAGGAGGCGACGGCCCAGGTGCCGAACTACATCAAGGGCAGTGTGCGCTCTATGGCGGTCTCCGAGATGGAGAAGTGCCTTGCCGTGCTGACGGATGATGGCCAGTACCTGTACATCTACAAGTGGGAAGATGTCGGCGACCGCCGCGCGCAGTCGGCGTGGTTCAAGCACGAGTTTACCCCGAGCAGCCTGGGCACCAGGGGCAACATCCTCGGCGTCCAGATTATTGACAGCGCGGTCTACATCCTGGTGGTCAGGAATGGCGTTGCGCCATACAAGGTCTGCCTGGAGCGGATTGACCTCGAGGATGGCGCGCTTGATATCGCTGATACGGAAACGACGGACGATGTGTGGTACATGACCCGCCTTGACCGGCGACTGGCGAGCGAGTCGATGTCCTCCATTTCCTACAGCGACCCCGACACGACGGTGACGATTGACCCATTGACCGGGGTCGAGTACGAGGGCGGCACCAGCGTCGAGCTTGTTTACCGTCATGGCGTGAGCGGACAGGTCGGAGGCTACCGCGTGACCGGGACTGTGTCTGGCTCCGCCGGCACCTACA